ATGCGAGCGGCCAACGATTTCGAAAGGATGCTGGCGGCATGGGCAATTGGCGGGATCGCCGTTTCCATCATCGGAACGTTGGTCGGCTTGTTCATCATGTACTACGTCATCAGGCTTGCGGTCCGTGACGGCATGAGAGACGCACAGCGCGGCGTTCGCGAGTCCAGGGAGCCGGCACGCCACAAGCACAGCACTGCTCACCTGCCAGACATACGCGCCGATTAACCCAACATCACGGCTTGCCTCATCAACCGACTTGAGCCCGCAGACGCGGGCGTTTTCTTGGCCGGCCAGAGACACAGCAGGGGCACGTAAACGACTCAGCACCAGAGAGTAGATGCCTCCGCCACAAGGGCTACGGCGTTTTGCTTTGCAGTAGTGAATCGTCTTGCACCGGGGCACGTAAGACTTACCCGCCACTCTGAAACGACCACTTCGAGCCAGTCGGCACCCGCGGCCGAGCGGACTCCCCAGCAACTGCGGCGACGGGCACAGATGACCCGGCCGTCGCTCCATCGATGATCGACAAACCAGCAGGCGACGCGACGGAGTAACGTTCGCCCCGTGGCTCGGCCTGCGATGGCGGCAGGCCGCCATCTGCGGCCGGCCTCATCGTGGCTTGGCGGTAGTCCGACACCCGGCCTTCTGCCTCAACGGGCCACATGGTTGCCAGCGCGTTCCACCCGCCCAGGCTCAGCTTGACGGAAGGGCCGATGACCTGAACGGTAACGCCCAGCTGTTGCAGCGTGTCGATGCCGATGCGCTCGATCACACGGGTATTGCCGTCCAGCCACTCCACCACACCAGCTGTCTTGCCTTTAAAGACCATCAGGCCCGAGAGCCGAACACGCCCCTTAGTGCCCAGGTCCGAGAAATAGCGTTCCTCGGGCGATCTGAGGTCCACTGGTGGTGCAGCCTCAACCTGTGGCTTTGCGACCGTTGGCGAGGCCGCTGGCCCGGTTGGCGCGGGTGCAATGGCCTTTGCCGCCGACACACTGCCGGGCTTGGCCGCGACAGCGACCGTGGCCGGCTCCTTCGGATGAAAGAACGCCCAGAGCTTCCAGCTGCCGAAGACCAAGCAGGCGATGGCGAACACAGCGCCGTACTTCACCATGCCGCCCTTCCAGAACACGATACGGTCATCTGTGTAGGTGTCCGTGTCGATGTCGCCCGACACGTGGCTCCTGTAGGTGCCGAAGTACTTCGGATCGTATTTGTTGAGCTTGTCGGCGACCTTGACGAACTCGCCGTTTCCCTGCCCCTTGTGAATGGTGACACGGTAGCGCTTGTCCGCACCAAGGGCCGTGAGCTTAAGAAAAACAAACTTCTGGTCGACGCGCCGACGCCAGAGCGCGAGCACGTCAAGCAACGACTGGCCCATCAGCAGGATCGTGATGCCGCGATGGCCGTGTTCGGTCACGAACTGGGTGATTTCCTCGGTGGCCTTCATGCGGTTGGGCCACCAGTTCTGCGCCTCATCGAACACGTGCAACGCGTTGTCGCGGGTCTTCTCGATCCACGTGCCATCAATCATGAGCTTCTTGCCATTGCGCTCGACCTCGCGCGGACGCATGTCCTCGCGGGTGAGCGGGAACAGCAGTTCTTCGATCCTCTCGAGAGGGAGGCCAGACGCCTCGGCGATGCGCTGTTTGCATTCGTCGGTGTCCAGGCCTTCGATGTACGCCACAACCTCGCGGCCCTTCAGAAGCCACGGGATCACCAGCGTGCTCATTGCTTCGTAGGACTTGCCCGAGCGCGGGAGGCCTTCATAGAACAGGATTGCCATGGCTTACCACTGGAAGAGAGTGAAGATTTTTCGAAGCATGCGGAAGGCATAGCCGCCGCCGATGATCGCCAGCGCAGAGGGAACGCCGCATGCGCTGACGATGTACAAGATGCCGCTGTCCATCGACCCGAACACGCCGCCCAGGCCGCTTGTGAGCCAGCCCGGCATCGGGATCGACGCGATGAGCGAGACGAACGCATCCAGCACGCCGCCCAGCAGCGAGACGAACACATCGGACAGAAAATCCCAGACGGCTGCGAACAGCTTCGCAATGAGCTTGAGCAGCCACTCGGTAAAGTCTTTGAGCATGGTCGGTCCTCAGTGGTCGATGGCAATGCGGAACGCCATCCAGGTTGCAAGCATCAGCAGCACCGCACGTGCGACAAGGAACATCTGCGCCGCGAAATCGGTACAAAACGCATCGATGGTGATGGTCTTGTTCAAGAACGGAACCACACCGCTGACCCTTGGGCACGAACCACCAGAGCCCACGTTGAAGAAGCCGCCAACTGCGCTCCCAACCGGCGAAGCCTTGAGGTCATCGCCGGCCTTCTTGAATGCCTGCGCAATGGTCTTGTCCTTCTTCGCGTACAGGTCCCCGATGCCAGCGCCTTCGCCGCCGCAGCCCTGGGCCGACGAGTTCTCCTGGCACGTGCTCTGCGACACGCCAGCGCCCCTGCCGCCTTGCGTTTTCGAACAGATCGGGTTCGTGGGATCGGCCTTGCACTTGTCCTCCATCGACGTGGTCGTTGAAGTGGTGGACGTGCTGACACTACCGCTCGATGTCGTCGTCGTGGTTGTCGTCGTCGTGGTGCATTTCGTACCTTCGCACTTGGTTGTTTGGGTCACGTCCTGCTTCGTACCGTTGGCATCGGTCGAACTGCTTTGCTTGACGCCCTCGATACCCTTGTCGGGCTCGGCCGGCACGCACTTCGTGACGCCGTTGACTGTCCCCTCAAAGCCGCCAGGGCAAGGATCATCCTTCGATGGCGGTGTCGGCGCACCAGGAGCCGCAGAACACGTCGTACCGTCGAACGATCCAACACCCGACCAATCCAGCGTGCCATCGCCTGCAGGCACACCAACCTTGTTGCCGATGCTGGCCGAGCAGCCCTTGCCTAGGTCCGCACCCCCGAAAGGCGGGTCAGGCACATAACACGACGAACTCGGCAGACCCGCCGCAACGGCAACGCTACCCGCCATCTTGAATGTGTTCTTTGCCGCCGCGTGCTCCTGACAAAACTTCTCTAGTTCGGACTTCTGAGGCACGCATTGGGTATGCGTGCTGTCCTCCTCGTAGCCCGTAGCGCACTGACACCCGCCGGACACCTGAGCGCTATTGGCCGGACAAAACTGTACAGCCTGTGTTTGAAATGCGGCCGGGGTGTTATCGCCAACCTGCGCACCGTTGGAAACCTGAAATCGCTTCCACGAACAAGCGCCACCACTGGTGATGTACGGCCCAGAGTAATTCAACAGCGTATCTTGAGGATCAAGAAACGTCATGTAATCCGTGCATGACGCGAGCTTGTCCGTGTACCACGCACGATTTCCGAGCCGGTATTGAGTCCCCGACTGAATAGGCACCAGCGCATGTGCGATGCCCGTGCACAACAGCAACAGAGCGACGATCAAACGCAGAACGTGTGCCATAGCTCACACGTTCCAAAGCCCGGCCACACAGGCCGCACCGCAGCACACGCCACAGAAGAAAGCAAAGATCAACCACATACACGCCTCCGAAGAAAAAACGCCCCGGTGCAAGGCCGGGGCGTAGGGACCAAACTGGCGATCAGACGTGCCCACGCCGATCCGCGATGAAATCGAGGACCTTGTGAGCGCCCCACACGACCACCTTGCAGGCCGTTTGGAGCCCGGCCAACGCGAGCAGCGCGCCAACAACGGTTCCAAACTCCACAACATCCGAAATGGCCGTGAAGTCCATGATCAGCCGCGAATGAAGCCGAGCACCTTGCGAGCGCCCCAGCCTGCGACCTTCGGCAGCATCATCAGCGCGGCGATCGCCAGGACGGCAGTAACCACGGTGCTGAAGTCCACGGCTGCGGTGAGCGGCGAGAAGTCGGGACCGGCCGCGAAAGCGGGCGCACCGCCAGCGACCAGGGAGCCGAGAGCGATCACGCCCTTGTTGTTGCGAACGATGCGAGCGAACTTGTTCATGTGAAACCTCTTTAACGAATGAAGCGAAGCACCGCCCCAGCAGCCCACCCGATGGCGTAGCTGCTGACCACAAGAGTGAATCCGAACGCCCAGGCGGTGCCGAAATCGGCAGGCGACGGAAATGCAATACCGTTCACAGCTGAAAGCTCCGAACCGGTGATGAGAACCACAGCACAAGTCGCCATGTCGGCGGGTTGCGTCGGGGTGGAAGTGATGACGCCTGAGGCGTCGGGTTGCGCGCAGATCACGACACGTCCTCAATGCAGCGTGACGGGCTCTGGAAGCCAGGAAAACGGGCCGGAGGGGTCCAGCTTGCGCGAAGTGGTCCGCACTCGGATAAAGCTCTGAAAACCGCCGCCTGTTGGTGCGAATTCAGCAAGCAGAAGCTCTCCGGTCTGAGCATTGACATAGCCGCCTCCCGGCGCAGGTCTAAAGCTGTCGGCGACCGAAGCATTGCCCTGCACATACGCAGGCCACAGAACCCAGCGGCGGATAGCGCGCCCAGAAGCATCCATGCCTCCTGCGCCGTGAATGCGTGCACCATGGGGGAAGCTCCCAACGTTCTTGCTCTCCACCTTGGAGGCGTATTTCATGAGGTAGGCCACTGGAGCAGTGGACTTGTCGCGACGGCTCATGCCGTGGGGCCACATGGGCGGGTTCCACTGCACGAGGCCGTTCTTCTTCGCACCCTTCCACGGCATGTCGGCCTTAGGCGGCACAAGGCCACCGTCCAGCCAGACGATCACGTGGTAGTGAATGACGCCGCGTTTCTGAAGCTCTGCGACCCATGCGTAGCGCACGGTCTTGGAGCCGGTGCGGGCGTAGTGCCACTTGCGCAGGGCATCGAGGTAGCGACTGATGTGCTCGGGACGCCAGTCCTTGTTCGTACCTGCGTAGGTCAGGGTCTGCATCCAGATTTGCTGGTTGCGCTGGCCCATGTTGTGCAGCTGCTTGGCCGCGATCCCGAGGCCTTTGCGCAGCCGTGTGACGCGGCTCTGCAAAGGGTCGATGGTGATGCAGGAGTCAGCCCAGGCAATGACCGTGGGCTGACTCCTGCAAGTTGTTGATACTGAGACAAGCCCGCGCGCTGCGCGCGCTTCCGGCGACGAACGACGCGCACGAGCGGCGAACGCTTCGCCAGCCGGAGAGAGTGCGAGCATGCTCACAGCAGGCGTTCCAGGTCCAGGAAGATCGCGCACACGAGCCATGCCCGGTACGCTTCTTCGGCTTGCTTGGTGGCTTCGTCGCGTGCACCAGGGCACAGCGCGACCTCCCAGAACTCGGCCGCGTCAGCGGCACGCTCGAAACGTGCGCTGTGGGCCGACATGAGGCGCAGGGCCTCGGGCGCATCGGGCTCGAACAGCGCCAGCTGATCGAGGTTCACGGCATCGCGCTTCACAGCGACTCTCCCGCGACGGGCACGGTGCCGACCATCCATTGCAGATCGATCACCACGGTGTGATCTGCATCGACGGTGGCAGTGATCGTCAGGCCGTCCGGCTTCTGAAAGCCGTCTTCTTCCTCGCTGGCGTCACGCAGCAGACCCAAGACAGCGCCCTGAATCTGCGCAAGCCGTGCAGCGTGCATGGCGTGGTGCATGGTGCACCCCTCAAGCCTGCTTGGTGAGCGGTGCGAGGCGCGGAGCCACCGCGAGGTTCCCCGAGCGGTCCACGTACAGGCTTGCGGGGTGCAGCTGGTATTCCCCGGCCGCGTAGACCAGCGGCTGGCCCTGGTCGTTCTTGTCGAGGATGATTTCGGTCTTCTCGGGGAAGGGATTCGGCTTGCCGTCCTTGCCGACGGTGTGGATGTAGACCGTCTGGAAGTCCATGTTGTAGGCCTTGCCGGAGGTCTTGCCGACGCCCGCCTGATTGCGGGTGATGACAGCGGGGATGCTGACTTTGATCATGTGGTGGCTCCTGTTAACGTTAATCAACGTGATTAACGTAACGAAGCCTATCTATTAATCACCTTGTTTAACAGTCCTTCGTTAGACTTAAACAAGGTGAGTAACAAATATACAACATGAGTAATCTACGACTATGCAAAGCACAATGAATCTGCTAGCTGACGCCGAGAAGGTCCAGGACCTGTCCGCCTGGGCCTCGAAACTCGGCCTGTCGAAACAGGCGCTCTACACAGCGAAGTACCGCGCACACCTAAGCCCTGCGGTTGCCGGTGCGCTCGCCGAAGAACTCGGCCAGGACGCACGCGAGTGGATCGTGGTCGCCGCGCTTGAGTCCGAACGCGACAGCACCTGCAAAACTCGCATGGTGAAGCGAATGGGAAAGGTTTTGATGTTGTAA